CGGGTTGGCTTTCGCCCATGCCCGCTCATCGAACTCGTCGTCCTCGTCGTCAATCGCGAAGAACAGCGCCAGGAAGTGATCGGCCTCGACTACTTCCTCGAGCAATTGCTTCGCGAACTGACGAATTTCCGCCCACGGCCCAGGGCTTTCATAGCCCTCGGTCGTTGTGTACAGGAACAATGGCGACTTTCGCGCTCCAGCCGCAGAACGCAAAACGTTCAGCAGGTCATGTGTCTTGTGCGCATGGATCTCGTCAAGCTCGACGTGCGACGGATTTAGACCGTCCTGCGTCGACGCCTTCGCGTTGATCGGCTTGAACGTCCCGCCAACCTCATACCGCGCGATCGCGTTAGCGAACGGCTCGAGCGTGAATTGCTCCCGCAAGTCTGCGGTCTTTTCGACCATCCGTTTCGCGACATTGAATACAATTCGCGCCTGATCTCCGGTCGTCGCAGCAGATATTACTTGCGGACCCTGCTCGACCTCACAGCACAGGCAATACAGCAGAATGCCGGCCGCCAGTGTGCTCTTGGCGTTTTTCCTCGCTACCGCGAACAGCGCCGAAGTGAATCTGCGCGTTCCATCCGGCTTTCGGAACCCGAACAACTGCACCACGAAAAATACATGCGACGGATGCAGGATAATGTTCGGCGTGTCCCACACGCCCTCGACGTGCGGCAACTTCTCGAGGAAGTCGCATACATCGCAGGCGTACCAGGAGTCAAACGTCAGATCGTTGCGTTTCAGATCGCGCAGGAAACGCGCTGCGGCAAGCCTGATCCATTTACCAAATTTGCGGCCTTTCTTGTCCGCTACCGCCAGTTTCGCGTAATCCTGGGCGATCTGAACGTAATCACGCCCGCTTGCCGTTGGAGGCGAAGCGGTTCGTTTTCTTTTCCTCGCCAAGCGGCCTCACCTTGCCTTGTGCGACCGGCGTTAAACCGAAGTCGTTTGCGAGCGCGCGATATTGCGCGATCATGTGCCCCGTAGGAGATTCCCCGGCGGCGTAGAGTTGGACTATCTTTCCGAACAGCGAGCACAGGACGCCAAACGCCGTTATCCCAGCCTGTGTTAGCAGCCGATTGGCGTGCAGAATCGGCGCAAGACGCTTCCATTCGTTCACAGCATGGACATTGCACAGCCAATCCGGCGCATCAGGAACGCCATCGCACAACGGAAGTTCGACGGCCGCCTGTGGCGCACGATCTGCACGATCAGTTCCCGCAACTACCTTAAGGCTCGCTGGCTTCTTGCCTGGACCCGGCATATTTAACAAATCCTGGTTTTCTAACCTGACAATGCAAAAAAACGACTGCGCGCCCGGTCAATCGACCAAACCTCCAGAGGATTTTCTATACCCGGTGGGCTTCGCAAATCCTCGTGTCAGCGCTGTATGTCGATCGTGGTGTTGCTTCGACATCGATCTGAGATTTGACCACGTAAGCCTTAGGGTTGGATCAACCCCAATCGGCACGATGTGATCAACTACTGTGGCCACCGTTATTGCGCCGGATATCTTGCACTCGTCGCATTCACATAGCGGGCTTGCCTGCAGTTTGGCGGCGCGTAACTTGCGCCACTGCGCGTCATATCCGCGTGCTCCGCTATTGCCACGTACCGCGTCGATCTCTCGCTTACGCTGTGCATTCGACCTGTGATTATTTGGCCGATGGATTGGCGGATGCGCCGGCACTAGCGAAATGACACTTTCGGAACCGCGACCATACCTTCTGGCGTCTGCACGTAGTCTTGCTGCGAAACGGATACCTCTCCCATCTCCTGGGGCTCGGGCGCACTCAGCGCATCGGCGATACGCTCCAGGGCCGCCGCTATGCGCTCAAGCTCGCTCATGTCAGCGCCGATACAACGAGGTTCCAGTTGTCCTTATTGATGACAAGGAAGCCGCTAGCATCCTTGTCTTCTATTTGTAATGTACCGGCTGCCTGTATGTTTACAGTAAATTCTTTGGCATCTGCGCAGAACACAGCGCTAGCCTGGATCGGGTCATACGGAAGCACATCGCCGGATAAGTAATGGCCATCTGCGATTACGCACTTGAGCATCACCCATATCAGCTTGGGAGTCGCCCCCAGAGTATGAGCAAGCGACACGGTCCCGCTTGTAGCTAATGAAATCTCTGCTGAGAAGGTGTGCGTATAAACCTTGCCGGTGTCATAGAAACCAAGCGATTCAAAAAACGACTGATCTACCCGATCAACCGTCACTGTGCCGTCAGAGGCCACTTGGTACTTACGGCCATGCGTGGTGTAGACCGTTTGGCTGGCATACTTCACATTCAGCAATTCAATATTCATTGGATAACCTTTGCGTCCTGCCCGCGCTTGATGGCCTCGGTGCATGCCTTGCGGCGCAGCTCGCACTGCTGGCGTAGCTTGTATTCGACGATGGCCGCGACGACTGCGCTGTCTGGGTCAGTCGTCACCGCCGTACCGTTCTCGGTGCACGGTGCGTAGCACATGGGGTCTATATGTAGGTCCAGCGTTTCCTGCTTGCTGGGTAGGATGCGCAGTGCGTTGCATCCGGTCAGCAGCGTGCACAGTGCGATAGCGCGCATCATTGCTCGCGCTCCTTGTTCGCCAGTGTTACTCGCTCAGCATCGAGCTTGCAGTCTGCTGGTAGTGGCTTCTTGGGCTTGTACGTGCCGAGCGTGCGTAAGTCGGCTTGTATCTTGTCGAACTGGTCGTGTAGCGCAGCGTTGCTCACGCTTGCCTGGGCATCGATCTTGGCCTGCAGAGCGTCGTGGTCGGCCTTTGCTTTGGCGTTGGCTGCCACGAGCTGCGCTCTATCCTCGTTCCTTACTTCGACGCCTTTTTCGTGCAGCGCGTATTCGTGGTAGCCATAGGCCGAAAGGAACAGGCCCAGGAATAACCAATCAATCGCCGGCACGAGGCCAAGCCATCCTGCTATGCGAAGCAACATACGACCTCAATCAGCACTGCCGCTGCGCCGAATATGCACGCGAGCATGAACAGGTCTGGATCTGCGTCGAACTTGGAGCGCCGATACTCTGCAACCGATACGCTGGCGCATAGAGCGGCGACGATATGAGGAGCGAGCATTTCAATTCTGCAGCTGCTCTTGCACTGAGACGATGCACGGCTGTTTGTTGCAGACCTGCAAAACGCCGTTGAACACGACGCCAGGTAGCATATTCAGCCAGTACTGCTTGCCCGGCTCGAGCACGCATCCAACTCCGGCACGGCCATTCGACGATGCGGTAAGGTTCGGGTTGCGGCCCTGCGCACATACCACTGTCGATCCGTTCGCGCGCCCATTGTTGAATAGGCCGGGCTCGGTGCTGATCGAGAATACGTTCTGCTGCGCGTTCGTGTACGTCGTATTGACGAAAAACGAGACAGAATGACCGGGCGACGGCGTGAACGGAATCGAGATTGCCTGATTCAGCCCGAGCGTAAATATCTGGTCATTGGCGATGTACACGCCAGGCCATGCGCCGAACACGTTCGCGAACGAGAATGGACCGCTTACGGTCGGACAGCCGCCGGTCACTAGTGGATTACAACCGCCAGCATGACGAACGAACGAGCCTGAGCACACCAGCGTTACTCCGGGGATGTCCGTAGCTGCACCCTGCCGGCATGTCGCGCTGGTCGGAACCGGCGGCGGTGCAGATTGGCACGCGCCACCCGTGATGAGGCCGGCAGACTGTAGCGTTTCGGTGTAGCCGCCTGCCGCTTGCGTCTGTGATGCCACGATGGGCGAGCCCGAGCACACTTGTACGGTATTGGCGAAGGCCGACTGAGCAAAGCAGCCCGCCAACGCCAGCAGAGCCAGCGAAGCAAGAATGTTTTTCATGGGATTTATCCTTTGGCTGTTATATACATGACAAACGCAAAAATTGGCGTATAGTGCTTGTGGGGGAGCTATCAACTCCCCTTGTCGCCTGATAAGCGGCTAAAGGGCTGAAAGTCAGCCGTCGAAACCTTATGGAGAGGCCGCCGGTGGGAAACTGGATAACGGCATCCAGAGGCCGACCGCGAAGATGGAAGGTCCGCCGTCGGAAGCGTTGCTAGCTAAGCGACCGACCGCGCGAGCAACCGCGCGTTACAAGTTGCAGGCATCCCTAACGGGCATGTCTGGCCGGCTGGACGTGCCTATTTGGAGCAATCCAATGCTGCGCTTCCAACTGACGGTCTCGGCGGACCTCGGCAAACTGCTCAAGCTAATTGCCGCTCTCGTCTTGCTGCTGACCCGCTGAAAGGACCGGGGCGGCGTGCAAGCGTCGCCCCGACTCCCTGTAAGCCTTTACAGAAGACGGATAGCCAAACGGCATGGCACAGTGCAAAAAACGACCACCAACGGGGATCACGTTATGGCACTCGAATTCAAGCCCGGCGACATCGTACAAACATCAGGCATTTACGCCGTCAAGCACGACAACAACCATGCGGCGCCGCATGACGTAACGTGCGTCAAGGGTGAACACTTCCCACCATGCAACCACTGCGGAAGCCATCCGCGCTTCGTCTTGCGCCATGAGGCTGTTCACGTTAACCAGCACCCGCACTTTCAGCAGGGGATCGCGGGAGGCTATTCGAGGATATTGACACGTTAAACATGCAACCTTCGCGACCAACAAGCAGTTGCGCTTGTTCATCGCTTAATAGGTAGCGTTCCACTGCGGCCGCAAGTTCTTTGATGTCGCTCGTTTCAAGTCGCGTATACATCAGTTAGCTCCATAAACGAGAAGCCCGCTTACGCGGGCTTCGTTTTCTTGACCTTTGGCTTGCGCTTAGCAGCCTTCTTTGGCGGCTTGTGAGGCTGTGGCGGCGTGCTGAGCATGCGCCGCAGTAGGTCTCGCTCTGGATCGAAGTTCGGCTCTTTATCGGTGTTCATACTTGGATCGTGTCAAATAGTTGCGGTGAATTGTCTTGGGTCCAGTCTTCCGGGCGGCATATTCGCAGCGTGCCATATGCGTTAGGAAACTTTCCGTCAAGCTTTAGCAAACTCTCCCCGCTCTTATCATCATAAGTGATAAGTGACGCAGCATTATGCCGAAGCGCGGTTGCTATAACGATTGCATCCGATGGTGTTAATGCACCACTTTCGCCACGACAAAGCTCAGCGGCAACTTTGCATGTTCCGAAGTCGGCGGCGCGCTTAACTAAAAAACTGTGTTCTAGCCATTGTTCAATAGCGTGATTCTGTTCAAGTTGACTGGCACCTTGAATAGCCATCTCTCTGAGAAAATAACCTTCTGCTACTGATAGGGTGGAGATAACTATCTTTAGATCGCCCCTAGTTCCTAAATTCACCATCGGAGCAATAGCGCCCCATCGATTGCCGGTTTTCTGAATGGCATCGATCAAGATACAAGTGTCCCAGGCAATTACGCCATCAGGCATTGTATCTCCGCAATTCCGCGATTATTTCTTCCGATGGCCGCCCGCGCGTCGCATTGATTCGTAACTCGTGGATGTGCTCTATTGAGGGAAGTTCTTCATCTTCTGGGATTATTGACCAATTTTCTACCTCAACATTCAATGGCGCATCATCATTGCGCCTGAATAATACAAGTCCGCTCACACGCGCGCGCTTTGTCAGCGCGTCGCGCACGCGAGAAAACTCTTCAAGAGGAAATTCGCAGTGAATTTTGCGATTTGTGAGAGGATCATAAATACAGAATTCGTGCGCTTCACCATGCGCTGTAATCTGCCCAAGCCTACCCTCTAGTTCGCCATATTCGCGGTACTTGTCTGGTAGCTGGAACATGTCAACGCTTGCAGCGAGCCTCTGCGTAATCTTGAGCGTCGCGCTTTTCCCGGCATACACAACAGATGAAATATCGTGCCCGATCCGCTTAACGATGCGCTTAGCGCGATCCAGCATCGGTGAATCAAACCAGTCTGGTGGCGATTTGCCAGACTCCAATAGCCCAAGACAGCTAAGAAACAGCTCAACTACCTGAACCATTGATCCGCGATCGTGGCCGGGAGCGCCGCTCATCGTGAGATTGAGTGGGCTATTTTTGCTGGCCTGAGAGATCACCCATTTGAATTTGGCGCGGCCATCCAGCTGCTTGGCTTCAATATCCCTAAGCAGGGCAATGGTTTCAGCCAAGACCTCAAGCGTGGCGCGAGCGTCCACATTCTCATCTCGCCCGCCGATGGTGATTGATAGTTCGTTGTCTTTCATGGCCGCTCTCCTGCTGTCAACCAGCCATGCAGCGTGCACATTAGACAGTTTCTTGAAGCGCAGCGGCAGGCTTGCGATACGTAAGCCGTCTGCCACCTACTTTGCTCAACAACGTCTCAGCTCTTGCGACATCATCGACCCCCAGCGCAACACGGTTGTTCCAACGGAAGTCGAATTCCGTCGCGTAACGCTGCAAATGCTGCTCGCCTACATGGTGGAACGTACCAATCAGGCCGCGTTTCAGCAAGCTGAAGCTGCTTTCGACCGTGTTGCTGTGAACGTCGCCGCGCGCGTATTCGCCCTTGCTGTGCGTGGTAACACCGTGCGAAGCGAATTCGCGACCGAGCTTCGTATAACCCGAATGTTCATCAGTCATCAGGTTAGCCGCCTTACTTACGTGCTTTTCCAGCACGACGCGCAACGTCTTTGCGTTGACGTTCGACACAACGATGCTGCGCTTCTCGCCGCCACGCTCGACCAGCGAGACGATTTTCATCTTGTGCTGGTAGCCGCGCGCCGTGCGCGTCTTCTTGCCATTGTTGCCCCAGTACGTTTCATCGGCCTCGACAGTGCCGCCGCCCGAGCCAAGCAAGCCGGGACCGTGGCCGCTCATCGCTTCGCGCAAGCGATGCATCATGAACCACGCCGATTTGTACGTTACGCCCAGCATGCGGTGAATCTGGTGGGCGCTGATGGCCTTCTTGCTGGCGCACATCAGGTGCGCCGCCATGATCCACTTGTGCAGCTTGATCTTGCTGCTCGCGAAGACGGTCCCGACCGTGACGGTGAACTGCTTGCGGCAGTCGCCACAAAACAGCAGGCCAGCGCGGCCGCCTTCGATACGCGACGTGCGACCGATGCAACCGCAGTGCGGGCAGATCGGGCCATTCGGCCAGCGGATCGATTCGAGGTACTCACGCGCCGCGTCTTCGTCGTTAAAGCGCTTCGCGGTTAGATCGAATTTCATGACAAATTCCTCAGATTCGGCGCTAGTATGCGCTTTTATCTGCGTTTGTCAAGTATATAATCGCCTATCCTTTGGAGCGGAATGCGCCGAACACCGCCAAGGCGATGCCGACCACGATTAGCGCGATCTGCACGGTCTGCGAGTGCGGCTGTTGAAGTGCGGTGGAAATGTACGGCTCGGCCATGCCGGCGCCGGAACTCAGTGCACCGCCAACTGCGGCGGCTTTGGCCAGCACGCGTTTTGACGTGGGCGGCGGAGCGTCGACGATGCCGGCGCGATATGCGCCTTCGGCCATGTCGGATTGCTTCCAGTACGTTTCGAACGGTGCGCCCGATTCAACTTCGGCCTGCGCGTAACAAACGCGACTGCACACGTCCCACGTCTTGAGCGCGATCACTTCGTCCGGCTTGAAGCCGGTCGCCTTGCACACGGAAGCGATATACGCCTCGGTGTCGTTGTTGTCGTCCGGCGGCGCCCATTCGGAAATCAGCTTGCGGACCGTGTCAATTCCGCGATCCGATTTCGTGATGTAGTTGCGAATCGCGGCCCGAAAGCCGAACACTGGCGACACGAAGTTGCAGAACCCGTCAACGACCGCAGGTGTGCTCAAGCCCTCATACGGCTGACCGCCACGCAAGTTGAGCGGATTATTGTTGCGAGCGCAAACCGGAATCATTTCTTGAACTTGCTCAGCAGCGCCAACAGCAAAGCGTCGACTCGTGCGGCGGCGAAGTGCGCAACTGCATAGCCGAGCGCAAGCCCGAACAGGAAAGTGAACATGATTTCTCTCCCGGAATTAGTGCTGCACGGCGTCTGCGAGCCCAGCCTTCACGGCATCGTCGGCTCGCACGTACCATTGGTCGTTAGCCAATGCGCGATATTGTTCGTAGGTCATGCCGGCGCGAGCAGCGATCTCATGCTCATAAACTGGAATGTACGAATTCCACAACTTGACCTGATTAGCTACCTGCGGAAGTGATCCGCTGGCGTTCAAATAACCGTTGTGCAGCATCAGAAATGCGCGCGGCCACATGGTCCTTGTTTTGCCGTACTCGAAGATGATCGCGTCCATGCTTTGGCACGCGCCGATACATAAGGTATTTACCGGGTGCTTTGTGCAGTGCTGCATGGCGTCGATGATCATTCCGCCGGCATCGATGTCGCCGCCAGGGCCATTGAGCACGATGAGAATTGGCCCGTTGCCAGGTTCCTCACATGCGGCAATCAACTTGCCAGCTGCGTGAATCGCCATGTCGTCGCGGATTTCTCCGAACACCGTAATCTCGGCGACGTTAGCCTGCGGTTCTTGCGCGTGCACTGTGTGCACCAGCTTCACGAAAAACAGAAAGACGATGAGTAGAACTAGCGCCACAGCCAACAGGAAAACGCGCATTCAGCAACCCCCAAGGAATCGAGCGTGTTCGTCTACGTCTTCTTCCTTGCGACGCGCTGCGCGGTGCATGGCAGCTTCAATAATCATTCCGACAACAACAGGAATAGCCAGAATCAGCATCGCCGATACGCCGGGATGATTGGCTAGCCAGTCGCACATCAGTTTTCCCCTAAGCTGCAGCCGGAACACTGACCCATGCGCGCGCATCGCGCGGCGCCGGTTCATCAGCAAAAACTGCTTCTTGGAATGTCAAGCCGCGCGTTGGATGCGTAAGCCATAGCGCTTGCTGCGGCGGCTCGAAACCGAAATGGTTCTTTGCAGCGTATTCGTTGTAACCCACCAGCGATCCGTTGACGACGATTCCGCCCAAGTAGCGCAATTGATGCCAGTGACCCATGACCATTACGTCGTACGGCAGCCCCATGGCGCCATAGGATTTGCGCGCTTTCAGATCCCCGCGCATCCACGGAATCAGCGGTCCGGTGATACCGTCGCCGCCTTTGAAGCTGTCGCCGTGCGTGAGCATGTAGCGCATGCCATGCACGCGCCAACTACATTCGTAGCCGTCAGATATCTGGAATGTTATCCGGCTCTTGTATTTCGGATCACCGCCAACGGTGCGGACGATGAACTGATACATGAGCCAGTCGAAATTCAGCGCCGGCCCTTTCTTCTGGCGTGGCTTGCGATCCAGACGCCCGTGATTGCCGACCACACAAGGAACGTGCAGCCTGCCAAACTCGTCGCACAGCGCTTTCAGCGCCGGGACCAGCTCATCGTGCAGGGTGATGACGGCCTGCATAACGGTTTCGTCGGACGTGTCACGAATTTCGTCGTGGATTACACCCTCGACCATGTCGCCGCCGAAGATGACGACCATGCCACCGAATTCGCCGGGCGAAAGCGTTTGTCGCAGCAGCTTCACGCTGCCATCCACAACACGACGCAAACGTCGCTTGGCGATCGCGGTCGTGTACTGATTGACGCCGTTCACTTGGCCGGGGAAAACGACCTCACCGAAATGCAGATCACTCAGCATCAGCGTCGGGATGCCGTGCACGAGTTTTCCCGCGCGCGGCTTGGCCGTGGTCCAGTCTGGGACCATGCCAATTTGCGCATCGATTCTCCCGACAACGCGGCGGATCAGCTCGCGCTCGGATTCGGCAATGCTCAGCCGCTTGACTTCAGCCTGAAGCTCACGAATGCGGCGATCCTTGTCGATTGCTGGTGCGACTACGGCGCACGCCTGGTCAGCACCGTCAATCTTGTGGCCTGCTGCGCGTAGGCGCACCACGCGGCCCTGTATCGCCCCATCAGACAAGCCTAGCGCCCTGCCCGCTGCGCGGATGCTGCCGTGCTCGCGCAACGCTGCGAGAATCTGCTCGTCGGTATGGCGGCGGTTCCAGCTCATGCTGGCCCTCAGCTGTCCCTTGCGATGCGTCGCAGCTTGTGCACCACGGTTGCGGGACCTTCGAAAAGAACATCTGCAGCGATGCGCAGGAATTCGCTCAGTTTGGTGACATCGGTCTGTACGGCAATCACCCTTACATCGCTATCTGCGCTGTCCATCGCGCGGGTAATGACGCAAAACTTGCCCTCTCGGGCATAGGCTGAAACCAAACTCGCGGCTAGGTCGTCGAGTTTGTCGAGCGTAGTGGCCATGGCATCTAGGCCGCGTGGCCGATGAAAGCCTGTCGCAGTGCATCCTCGGCAGCGCGCAGCAACTCGTCTGGCGACTCGAAATCGTTCGTGATCTCACAATCGACCAATGCGCGATCAAGCGGCAGCTCGCTCACATGCGGGTCCGTAGAGCCGCTCCAGCGATGCAGGCGGATAACGTGCCCGCCTGCATCCCGGATCGCACGAGCCTCGTTCGGGAAGCGTACGTCGCTGATTACAGCGCGCCCGGCTCCGGCAACCTTGCGCATGCACACGCGAACCCAAAGGTCCGGCGCAATCAGCATGCGACCCCATTCCGTGCCCAAGGTCTGCATGATTTCTCGCGGCGTGATGCCGTTGAGCCATGCAATCGGAGATTCTTTCTCAACTTCCAACTGCTCGAGCGAGCCGCCGAGCAGGTTTGCCGTGAACTCGCGGATCGGCGCGGCGAATGATGTATGCAGCAGCCCGTAACGCTCGGCTAGCATGTTCGCGAGCAGGGTTTTCCCGCTGCGCTTGCCGCCCGCGATGCCGATTATCAGCATGGTCATGGCTTGCCGAACCACGCGTGCACCCACGCGCCAGCGGCACCGGCCACCGCGGCGATGATGCTGCCCATCGCCACAAGCGCGCGCCACGAGCCGCTAGCGTGTGCCAGCGTCACCTTGATTTCTGAAATATCCTCTTGCAGCACAGTCAGCTTTCCGTCGATTCGCTCATCCATTTTTTCGAGCGCGTCGACGCGAGCAATGAGCGCCCCAAGCTGCTGATCTGGATTCATTTCCGCGTTTTCCAGGTCTTCACTATCGACGGAATGCACTCGTCGACGATGTATCCGACGAGATACGCGAGAGGTTCATCGTTGTCGGATGTCAGCTTCACGCCTGCACCTGTGAGAATGTAGAAAGCCGCATGCGTTGCCTCGTGGGCAAGGGTTCTGGGTTCGCCGTCGAAAATGGCGATTACCAGCTCATGCGCATCCTTGCGGCACAGCGTCAGGCCATCCGAATCAGCGGCCTCAGCGCGCCGCTCAGCGATTGGTGTACCGGTTCGGCGCGATGCGAATCGGGCGTACTTGTCACGCTCGACGAACAGAAACACGCTCCAGCCGTAAAGCTGCACGTTGAACGTGTGAGCAAACGACGTCGCCCGTTTTGCAGACATGACGACCTCGCGTGAAAAGTTGGTCCGGTCTTTTGTGGTATGGCCGGCAATACCTATCCGGCCAGTTATGGCGTGACCGCGACCCACGGGTGTCATTTCGGTGCGCGGGCGGTCGGAGGCTGTGCCGGATTATTCTTCTTGCCACGCTTCGACGCTATCGCTCGCCGGAGCGGGCGGGGTCAATGCGCAGCCTGAAGCTAATTTGTAATTGGGGATTTCTTCACTTTCCCCTCGGAACATATCACTGTCATTCGCCAGCTCGGGGCTAAGGGATTCGATGATGGAATCACATACCCTGCTGCGGACATTGCCCCAGGCGTAATCCAGTGCGAAGTCGTAATTGGCGACCAGTGTTGCCGCAACGCCCCATACGAAGTCACGCACTTTGCGATAGGTGCGTTCATCGACGTTGAATTGCTTGCGACGCTCGAACAGCGCGGGGACGTGCAGCGGGCCGAACATGGCAATTGCCGCGCCGTCAAGTGACGCTTGCCTGAGTACGTTCGGGTTTTCGATCTCGGAATACTGCCGGCGCCGTTTCCCGCCCCTGGGTTTGTACATGGCGCGGGTAATGCCGCCGCCAACCATCAAAGCCCATTCCTTGATTTCGATTGCATAGGCCAAGGTTTGCGACCTGGACGTGAGCCACAACATCATGGCGATTCGTGGGTCGCCGTCGCACACTATGCCGGCCTTGGCTAGATTCCAGATTTCCTGATCCGTCAGAAGTGTCTTTGCGAACCGCGCATAGCGCTGGTCCAAGTCTCGCCCGCGCAATAACCAATCGCCTGACATTTGCAGACCCCCACTCGCAGCCTGCATTTCTATTTACGCAACTTTTGTCGCGTCGTCAGCCTGTGCTTGCGACAATTTTTCATGTCGCCGATAAACGGTCGAGCGGTGAATACCCAACTGCTGGGCCAGTTCGACGCGCGGCTTGACATAGAACAAGTCCCGCACTGCGCGCTCCGCGCGCTCGCGTTCAAGCATCGGTCCCAATACAGCAGCCCAATCAGCCGCAAGGATCTTTGACCGATGATCCGATAGCCCCAATCTGAGCATGCAGTCCAGCAGCTCAGATTCAATGCTCACGCCGCTCTCCGCGCCCCGATCAATGCCAGGGCATCTGATTCGTTGCGGACAATCGGAATGACGATCCCGTGCGTCTCATGCTGGCGATGGAAAATCTGTTGTGCTGGTGTCAGGCCATTTGCGCCATGTTTAATCTCGGCAAGCAGCAACCTGCCGCGATAGGCCAGCATGCAGTCTGGAAAGCCTTCGCCAAAGCGT